CAAGTCGCTTGAAGACGCTGACAAGGCCGAGAAACGCTATTGGCAGCAGCAGATTGGCGCACGCCGCAACGACTTCAAGCGTGGCTTGGAAAAGCGTGAGGGCATGGACGATACCCGCGCGGCGCGACAACCAAAGGCCGCGATCGATAAGTTAGTGGATGCACTAACAAACGTCGAGAAAATCGTTCAGGCGAATGAGTGGGAATTCGACGTGGTCGATTTCATGAACTGCATCGTCGATGCCAAAATCCAAGCGGGCATCCCGCATGGCATCAAAACCAAATAAGCCAACCGCGTGGGCAGCAATGCCCACGCCTCTAAACATGCTAGGACAATCAATGAAACATATCTTTCAATCCGCTCTCGACGTCATCGCAAAATGGGATGACGATAAATTCAATCACTTCCTACCTTACATGCGCGAGACAATGGATCAGCGCGACATTGACTACATCACCAACAAACGCCGCATCATGGCAGAGCATGGTCACACGTTCCCACGACAGGCAGCGTTCACACTCATCAAACGATGACAACTTATCCCCTGCTTCGGCGGGGGATTTGATACCAGTTCTTAGAGTTGCGCAGCGCCTGATAGAACATTACATCTCACGATATGTTTCGTTAGTGTGTCACTAACACCTGATACCAGTTCTTAGAGTTGCGCAGCGCCTCACAACATGCTATACAAAACACGCATTGCTAATAACACCTACTGCCCCGCACTACGCGGGGCTTTTTTTGTTAGTGATACACTAACAAGTGATACCAGTTCTTAGAGTAGCGTAACGCCTGACAAGTTACTGTTAGTGGCGCACTAACACGCAAAACAGCTAAGTTATTGATTTTAAAGTAATGTTCCAAATGTTCGCAAATTTTTGGCTAATGTTCGCAGCTAAGTCATTGAAATCATTATAATGTTCCAAATGTTCGCACTTTTTTAATATATATCCCCGAAACTGTTCCCCCCTCTTTCGCAGATGCGAAACCCCCAACCACAACGTTTTATCCCCATATATATATATATATACTTTTTAAGAACTTTCGAACATTACTGTGTTTTCAACCACTTACAGAGCCACGTGTTAGAACATTTCAGTACATTATCACGGATGTCATTAGATACCATTATCTGTCAACATTTGACATAAGCTACAACTTATGCTATTATATAAGGACAATCACATATACTACCAAATACAACCAAGCGTCACCCAACGACACTGTTAGTGACGCACTAACAAGGAATACTAAATGACACGACAACAACTGCAATCCCTGTACGACGACTATGTCGCCGATGGCAACTACGTCCACCGCGTACGCCAAGGGTATAAAACTATTAAATGGAACGCAGACAATGACCCTGCCCATGAACCCCGCGCAGCTTTCAGCAGCCACCTAAAAACTAACCCTCATGTCAAACGCCGCTTCAGCGACGAGTAGGTACGTTTGGTACCCAGCAAAACGCAAACAAACCATAGGAGGTTAACAAGTTATGACAACATACTGCAACGCATACGCAACCTGCACCGAGTGCGGTGATCCGTTCCCCGAACGCCGCCGACAACTCGGATACGATACTTGCTTAGAGTGTGGCGAAGAAGCTGCGGTCACAGCAAGGCTAGGGTGGTGCATCGCACCAATCGCACACAAGCAAGGTGCAACCCTAGTGACTAACCCCAAAGACCTAAAAGGTCTGAACAAATACACGGCGTCATAAGTTAGTGACGCCACTAACAAATGGAGAAGAAAATGAACAACGTACTTGCAATGACTAACCCCGCACCAGACGCACACGCGCCTACCATTTCATCATCGTCGATGCTTGTCGAACTCAGTGTCTCGCATTGGACTGGTCGCAAGCTAGATCGACGTGCATCTAAAGATGTTACAGAGACAAACAACGCTGCATCAGGTGTGGCGAACGTGAACAAAAAGTTACTCGGTGACTGCGCCGAATTGACTGCGGTACAGAAGTTTGTGGCGAACTCGCGTAACGTACACTATGGCATGACAATGCCTTGGTCGGACACTGGGTTGCGCCTGTTACCCACGGCTCAGTATTTCAAATACAACGAGGCCATGACCGCAGTGCAGGACGAATTTAACAGGCTCGTTAACAACTTCTTGGACGCATACGACTGGGAGATTATGCAGGCACAGGCCAAGCTAGGCGCACTGTTTGTGCGCGACGACTATCCCACGCTCGACAGCTTACGATCCAAATTCAAATTCCGTCTCACATACATACCGCTACCAGACGCGGGTGACTTCCGCATCGACATTGCCAACGAAGCAGCGGACGAGATCAAGGCACACTATAACAAGTACTACACCGCGCAGCTTGAGACAGCCATGAACGATGTGTGGCATCGCACCCACGATGTGCTCAAGCGTATGTCGGAGCGGCTCGACTATGGCGATCACGAAAAGAAGAAAGTGTTCCGCGACAGTCTGGTCGAGAACGTGTCCGAGATGGTCGAACTGTTGCGCGTCTGTAATGTGACAGGTTCAACGCAGATGTCAGCGATGGCGGACAAGTTGGACGCGGCACTCAGCGGTGTGACACCCGATGCTCTGCGCGAGGACGCATACTTGCGCAACGAAACGAAACGTGCGGTGGACGAGGCGATCAAGCAGCTACCATCGCTAGATATATAATAACTTGTTAGTGTCTACACTAACCTTCTTTAACCAAAACTGGTCGAGTTATGCGCCAGTATAAAAAATGGAGAAAATCATGAGCAATGCACAACAAATGTACGCACTAGGTCTGGATCAGATCGCGAACGCAATCGAAGCAGGGGGACACCAACGCACCACATTGGTGCAGGGTCACATGGGTACTGGCAAATCGTCACTACTCAGCGAACTTGCCAAGCGCAAACCAGAGCACACTGCGTGTTATTTTGACTGTACTACCAAGGACTTGGGTGACATCACGTTGCCCAACATCCAGACAGCAGACGGTCAGGGATATGTTAGTTACGCCACTAACGAAGAACTGGGTGCGCACATCAGGACACCGATCATATTGATGATCGACGAGTATGGCAAAGCGAATCCCGCAGTTAAGAACGCACTGTTACGTCTTATGCTAGAACGTAAGATCGGTTCGTACGAACTGCATCCAGACAGTATTGTGTTCGCCACAACGAACCTTGGAGCCGAGGGTGTCGGTGACTTGTTACCACCCCATGCGAGGAACCGCATCACTGTACTAACATCGCGCAAGCCGACGAACATGGAGTGGATCGAATGGGGTATCAACAACGGCGTGGATCACACGTTGCTAGGTTGGTGCAAGGACAACCCACAGCTATTCTTGTCATTCGATGATGTGAAAGACCCCGACGACAACCCATACATCTACCATCCGAAAGCGCAGCGAGCAGCGTTTGTTACACCGCGTTCACTCGAAGCGGCGTCGGACTGGCTCAAGCAGCGTGACTTGTTTGACGATCAGACATTGACCGCAACGCTCATGGGTACAATCGGTGATCGTGGTGCGATGGACTTGATGGCGTTTGTCAGACTGGCGGATCAGCTACCGTCACTGCAATCGATCAAGGATGATCCCAAATCAGCTAAGGTACCAGACAGTGCCGCAGCCGTTTGCATGGTGGTGTATCGCACCCTAGCAAGTTTGGAGAAAGACTGGATCGATCCTTGGATGGATTACTTGGTGCGCTTGGACAAAGAGGCACAGGGTATGTTCGCCAACGGTGTACGTGCGCCGAAGTACAGTAAGCAGTCAATGGTTATGACTAACAAGAAGTTCACACAGTGGGCGATGCAGAACAACTACATGTTCGCAGCGGACGTGAAGTAAGGAGAAGAGAATGTTAACGATAGGTAAACAACTTACACCAGATCAGCGTGTATCGAAGGCAGTCGTGGATATCATGGCTAACCCCAAGTATGTCGCACTCGCAGGTGTACTAATGATCGGTGAGCGCAGGGTTGAAACAGACCCTGCCAAATGCCCAACAGCGTATACGAACGGTGTCAACGAGGTGTATGGCGCAGACTTTATCGCCGACTTGAACGACAAGCAGCTCAGGTTCTTGGTGCTACATGAGGTGTATCACAAGTTATACCGACATCTCACAACGTGGCAGCACCTGTACAAGGAGGATGCACAGCTAGCTAACATGGCATGTGACTACGTCATCAACATCAAGATCGTGGACGACAACGCCGACAACTTTGCCACAATGGATGGTAAGTTATCACAAGGTTGTTTCGATCCCAAGTATCGAGGATGGGACAGCGCACAAGTGTACAACGACTTGAAGCAAAACGGCGGCAATCGTGGTGGCAGCGGCAATGGCAACGGTCAACCGCAACCATTCGACGAGCATGATTGGGACAGTGCCGAGGAGTTGACAGCCGAGGAACGCCGCGAGTTGGAGCGCGAACTAGACGAGGCAATACGTCAGGGTGCGTTGGTCGCAGGTAAGACTGGGTCAGGTGGTGATCGTGACCTAGCCGAGTTACTCGAACCGCAGGTCGATTGGCGTGAGGTATTGCGTGACTTCATCACGTCCACATGTGCAGGCAGTGACTACTCAACATGGCGCAGACCAAATCGTAGGTACATCGGCGCAGGTATATACATGCCAAGCGGTATCAGCGAACAGGTCGGTGAGTTGGTCGTAGCTATCGACACGTCAGGTTCTATCCGCCAAGCGGAACTGTCGGTCTTCCTGTCAGAAGTTAAGGAGATATGCGACACTGTGAATCCCGAGGGCATACGCCTGCTATACTGGGACACCGAGGTATGCGCCGACGAATACTACGAGGGTGAGGATGTCGCTAACCTAGCGCAATCAACCAAGCCTGCGGGTGGTGGCGGCACTGATGTTAACTGTGTGACTGAGTATATCACACAACAGCAGATCGCAGCGCAAGCATGTATCGTGCTTACTGATGGCTACTTATACGGTGGTTGGGGTCAGTGGCACATGCCAGTGCTGTGGACAATCATGGACAATCGCAGTGCCAAACCAGACTGCGGCAAGACAGTACATATCAAAGGGAGAGACATGTAATGAAAGAAGTTAACATGAACGATGGCGATTGGATGCGCCACATAGATTTCGAGGCGTTAGATGAACACGTCGAGGAGACACTCAAGTACACAAGAAAAGTTAGTGAGACACTAACAAAACAAGGAGAAGAATAATGGCACTAACATATACAAATTTCCAAACGTTCGCCGAGGTCGAGGCGCATTACAACAGCATCAAGCCGCTTGTATCTAAACTGCACCCGCGAGAACAAGACCTACGCCCGATAGGGGATCGTCATCGCAAGTGGGAACGTATCGTCAAGATCAGCGACAACTGCTACGCACTGTCAGATGGATACCACCACGGTGATGAACTGTTCAATGGTTGGTATTACGGTGCTTCCGTTGATGAGTATACGCCGACACTGGCGGACATGGAGAAGTACGCCCCGATCGTATGGCGCAAGCGGAGCAACGGAGTGGAAGAAGTCACACTGCGTAATGGATGGGGGCCAGGGGCACACCAGAGCCGCTATGCTTTCCTAAAACGACACACACCGTATGGGATGTCATTCCGCGTAACCAATGGCAAGCAATTCATCCGAGTAAAAAGTGAGGACTTCTACCTTGCCAAGCGGCGTACCACACCACGTCCCATACACACAGCGATCAAGATGACACCGAGCAACCACTACTGGCAGAAGCGTATGACTAAGTGGGTCACGTTAACAGATGATGACGCGTCATTAACTTTCAGCAGCGCAAGCGGAAGTTGGGTCAAGGTGGCAGGGGGTGCCAAGATGCCAACACCGCCGAAAGTGACGGTCAAGAAAGACATGAAGGATCGCTACAAAGCGGACATAAACACATTCAAAGAGTGGGCGTTCACCATGGGTGCGTTACTACCGATACAAGATTACGCGTATATACGTGATATCAACAACGAGGTGTTCGAGTGGAACACGAACGACAAACATAAATACACATGGGGTAACCCATGGGTAAACGTCAAACCGAAACAGATGCGCGACATAATGTGCACGGAGAACCACCCGATGCGTCTGCACCTAGCCGTGACAATGCTGCGTAGTGTGGACTTCCACCACGTCGAGACTGTCGATGATGTGCATAGAGTTAAGCAACGCGCGAACAACTGGATCAATAAACAAATGGGCTTTACGAAGAAAGGATAAGGCAATGGCAACACACGCGTTAATATCTGATATTTTATCACAAACATGGGACGCACCACACGACTTGCAGTCTATGCTCTCACGTAACGAACCGCTACGCGCATTCTGCGATGAGGTTAAGAAGAAACTGCGGGGGTGCGAGTTCGCCCCCAAAGACAGCCGATCCGTGTGGGTCTACATACCTGACCAAGTGTTCGCATTGGGGTGGATTGGCTACGGCGACTACAGAGACAACGCACAAGAGACGGTGAAGAGTTACACTGTGTACTCACGACACATAGTAAATGACATGTACACCTCTGCCTCATTCCAGTATCACACACGTGGGTCAGTACACATGAACGTAGCACTTAGACACGCAAGGCGATACCTGACACGGTATTCGCCGATTGAAATTACTAATCAGTTGCGCTCGTCGTTCAAGCAAGGCGCAAGTGCTGTCGAGCATGAAGCGAAGTCTGACATGTTACAGCAAGAGAAGGCACTGTTCGGTAAGAGTTTCAACACTCGCATGTGTCGTGTAGCTACGGAGTTGAAGGTGTTGTTATCCACAGGATACGAGTTCACAGACCCTGCGATTGGTGAGGAGTTGAAAGAGTACTTCACCAAGGAAGAGGAGTACAACGAACTTGCACAGGAGCGTCACGCATACTGTGTTGTGGTCGATACGTTCTTGGGTAATCAACGCTATCAAGTGGTCAGTGTCGATGGTGCTGGTGGGTGGAGTCCAACTATACACGATGACGTGTCAGTGTATGATGACGAGTCTATACCCGGGGATCTGGCAGGCAAGCTATCTGTCCTATCAATGTGTGAGATAGATCAGTATGTCACTGACGTAGGTGTACGCGCAAATGATCGGGTCTTCTATGTGGCTCGGTGAGCGTGACTTTATCGATGCCCTGCCAGACATGAAGTATTTGTTCTGGCGGGACTTGATCGGTTCGCATGGGTGGAAGCGATGCGCTAGGCGTGAGGCTTATTGGATCGGCGAAACACAAGACATACCACACGATGACAACATATACCGTGTATACGTATCACCTGATGACGGACACGTCAGTGTATCATGTATTGGTATTGAACGTCTTGACTCACTAGCGGATGGTACGTATGGTAGTTCAGACAAGCTACCCGACTGGATGCAGGAGAAGCTAGCGGTGCTGTTGATGATGAGCAGTGATCCGCCGACAGAACGAGTAGTGGGTGTTGGTCAGCGTATGGACGAGGATATCTTTTGGATATTTTGTTAGTGCGTCACTAACATGGGGGCTTCGGCCCCCGCCACAAATTGATGCCAGTTACCGAGGAGAATGACATGGCAATGACACCAGAAGCAAAAGTAAAAAAGAAAGTGGTAGCGATACTTAAAGAAGCGGATGCGTACTACTTCTATCCTGTAACAGGTGGGTACGGACACAGTGGAGTGCCTGATATCGTGGCGTGTTACAAGGGCATGTTCATAGGCATTGAGTGCAAAGCTGGTAAGAACAAACCCACACCACTACAGAATAAGAACTTAAAGGCTATTACTGAGGCGGGTGGTATTGCGACGGTAATCAACGAGGAGAACATCGATGAAGTTAAAGAGTATCTACGGTGACAACCTTGTTGAATACATCTTTGCGATGCATGGCGTCCATGTCATTTGGAATGGTGATGGGGAGTGTCCGTTTTAATCGTGGGGGACTGCATAGTTTCGGGCTACAGCAACGACCAACAAAAACGCTTGTGAAATCTTTGTGGTCAGTCCCCCAGAACTTTTTATCAAACTGAAAGCGTAGTGCAATGGAAACTTTCTACATATTTTTAATTTCTTACACGCTACAGGGACACCCTGTCGAACGTACTTGGATACTAGAAAACAGCGAACAATGTCAGATCGCAATACGTGCTAACGAACCTGTTTCAACTGCACTAAACGCTGATCTGTTTTGTATAGATACAGGCAGGTTGTCTGCGTCGATTAAACCGAAACTTAGACCAGAGGGAGAGCCATGGGAGAAAAAGACCTTAACAAAGAGCAGCGAGCCACCCACCGATTCTTGAAGGGGCAGGTTGACAAGTTAATAGATGAAGAACGTAGGACAAACGCACACCCAAACGTGCAGCAAGATTTATACCGTGCCAGAGAAGCGTTGAAGCGGTTTGTCGAAGACCTACGCAAGTTAGGAACGCGCATATGAAAACATACGCAGAGTATGAAGAACTAGAATTGTGGTGCATGTTAGCACTGGCAAAAGCACCGAAGTGGTCGCCGTATCGTCTGCTTTGGAAATTTGGAATGTGGTATGCAAGGAGAAAACAACGTGCCATCCGCAAATAATAAAGTAACTTTAGTACAAGCACCGTGGGAGAAGGAAGTGACAGATAAGGAAGAAAGCGTGTGGGGATACCTAGTGAAGAACCGACGAGCGGAAGCGAAAGAAGTCGCTGAGGCTTGCGGCGTTGAGGAAGAGTATGTTGACGAGTTAGTCAGTAGGATTGGGTCGCCGAATTGGAGAGAAGAGACGAGCGCGTTAGACGCACAAGTCGGTGGCGAACACTACAAGAATATGTCCGTGCAACCGTGGCAGGCGTTGGAAGCATGGCTAACACCCGACGAGTATCGTGGCTATCACAAAGCGACAGCTATCAGTTATCTCGCGCGGGAACGCAGCAAAGGTGGTATGCAAGACATACAGAAAGCGATCCACCACTTGCAGCGGCTAGTCGAAATGCAAGGAGACAACGATGCGAAAACAAATCCATCCACTACTAGCAGCGGAGATTAAAGAACTACCCGAAACGTGGGAAGTGGTGAAGAAACGAGATCACTACTTCCTTCTTCACGAGGGGAAACGAGTGGCGTGTGTGGGTAATAACTCGTCAACACCTGATGATCGACAGGCCAAAAAGAGCCTGCACACTATACGCCGATATATGAGGGGACAGTAGATATGTCAGTAGTTAAAGTACGCACTTTCGATATAGAGACTATGGAGTACCCAGATAATTGGAACGCCCCTTCTAAAAATACCGAATGCGCGGTGTGCGGACATGAGGTACAAATAGGCGATACGTTAGTAACGTATGACAGTGTTACGCGTAATAGGACGTATCACACTTCCCTATACCTGCACCCAAAATGCGCTGAACAACTAGCAACCGTTCTGGTCCAAGACTTAGCAAAAATAGTTGACACAGAGGGGTTTGTACTAGGGGACTATATGGCTCCTCGTGCGGATCGTATAATGACGGCTGTGGATAAGGTTGTATTCGCGGGTAACGTATTAAAGCCATCACGATAATGGAGAATGAATATGGACCTGATAACGCTTGATTTTGAGACGTACTACTCACGTGAGTACAGTCTCTCAAAGATGACAACCGAGGAGTACATACGTGACCCACGGTTCGAGGTGATTGGTGTAGGCGTCAAAGTAAACAATGCCGAAACCGAGTGGGCTAGTGGAACGCACAAACAGATACACGACTATCTGCATGGGTTTGACTGGTCGAACAGCATGTTGCTTGCACACAATACGATGTTTGACGGTGCGATACTGTCATGGCGGTTCGACATACACCCGAAAGCACTGGCGGATACGATGCACATGGCGAGAGCACTGCACGGTGTCGAGACTTCTGCCGCACTCAAAGCTGTAGCGGAGCGATACGGTGTAGGTGTCAAGGGCACCGAGGTTGTCCGTGCTATGGGCAAGCAGAGGAAGGACTTCTTACCGAATGAGTTGTCAACGTACGGTGATTACTGTGTGAATGATGTGGATTTAACCTTCAAGCTGTTCACGCGTATGGCTAAGAAGTTCCCACGCAAAGAGTTGCGTCTGATTGACTTGACCCTGCGTATGTTTACCGAGCCGACACTGGACTTAGACCTTGGTCTGTTAGAGATGCACCTTGAGAATGTGAAAGACCGCAAGGATCAGTTGATGGTTGAGGCGGGGATCACAGACAAGAAAGACCTGATGTCTAACCAGAAGTTCGCTGCCATGTTGGAGAGTTTAGGTGTAGTGCCCCCGACAAAAGAAAGCCCCACCACAGGTAAAGAAACTTATGCGTTCGCAAAGAATGACGAAGCGTTCAAAGAACTGTTGGAGCATGACAACGACAAGGTGCAAGCACTGGTCGCAGCTAGACTGGGCACCAAAAGTACCTTGGAAGAAACACGTACTCAGAGGTTTATAGATATATCGAAGCGTGGCCTGCTGCCCGTACCAGTGAGATACTACGCCGCGCATACTGGTCGATGGGGCGGTGATGATAAGATTAATCTGCAAAACCTGCCGAGCCGAGGGCCGAATGCCAAGGCACTAAAGAAGGCAATCATTGCACCAGAGGGACACACAATAGTTGAAGCTGACTCAGCGCAGATCGAAGCGCGGGTTTTGGCATGGCTAGCGGAGCAAGATGATCTTGTTAGTGCGTTCACTAACAAAGAAGATGTATACAAGAAGATGGCGTCCAGTATCTACGGTGTAAGTGTGGACGAGGTAAGTAAAGACCAACGGTTCGTCGGCAAGACCACTATCCTTGGTGCAGGTTACGGTATGGGTGCACTCAAGTTCCAAGCGCAGCTAAAGTCGTTTGGGTTTGATATGGACTTAGACGAAGCACGGCGGGTCATAAACATCTACCGCGATACCAACTGGAAGATCAGCCAACTATGGCGCAACTGCCAGAACATGATACGGTACATGGCGCAGGGTGATAAGCTTTCCATCGGTAAGCCCGGAGTCCTCGACGTAGACCCTACAGCTAAAGCTGTTATCCTGCCTTCTGGCCTACCCATGTTTTATCATGACCTCTTTGCAGAAGAGGAAGAGAAAGGTCCGCAGTATTACTACAAGGTCCGAGGCGGCGCGAAGAAAATCTACGGTGGGAAGGTTGTGGAGAACGTCTGTCAAGCCATCGCAAGATGCATCATTGGTGACCAGATGCTACGGATTGCTAAAAGATACAAAGTGGTGTTAACTGTACACGACTCAATCGTATGCTGTGTACCCGATGCCGAAGTCGCCGATGCAGTAGAGTATGTTGAGGAGACAATGCGGTGGACACCTGACTGGGCGGAAGGACTACCTGTAGATTGTGAAGCAGGCACCGCCAAATCATATGGAGAATGCGAGTGAGCGCAGCACCTTGGTCGTACAGTAAACTAAAAGCATTTGAAACTTGCCCTAAGCAGTTCTATCACGTGCACGTGTTGAAGGAAGTTCCCTTTGAGCAGACGGAAGCTATCCGCTACGGCTCTGAGTTCCACAAGGCAGCAGAGGATTACGTAGGCGAAGACACCCCCCTACCGAAAAAGTTTTCTTTTGCTGAGGGAGCGTTAAATTCATTGCGGCAAAGACGTGGTAAGAAGTTAACAGAAAAGAAGATGGGGCTGACCAAAAACTTGGAACCCTGCGGCTTCTACGACAAGCACGTGTGGTTTCGTGGGATCGCTGACCTTATCATTGTTGACGTGCTTGGCGACATGGCATGGGTGATTGACTACAAGACTGGTAAGTCGTCACGGTATGCTGACAAAGGACAGCTAGAGTTGATGGCACTGACGGTGTTCGCGCACTATCCAGTCAGTAAAATCCATGCAGGGTTGCTATTCGTAATCGCAAACGATCTAGTCAAAGATAAATATACTACCTTTGATAAAGAAGAATTGTGGAAGAAATGGCTATCAAAACATGGTATGATGGAGAAAGCCTTTGAAGCAAACGTCTGGAACCCAAAGCCTAGCGGGTTATGCAAACGTCACTGCCCCATATTAGAGTGTCCACATAACGGAGCAAACTGATGCCATATAAAGCTACTGATTGGGACTTGTTTAAGATCGCTAGTATGCCAGTCAATAAACTTACCGCGTTGGTAGCAGAACAGCATAACTACGATGCGTTATGGTTACGGTGCCCACCTAAACAAAGACAAACCGAACAGCCTAGAAGAGTTGTAGAGTTCTACCCTGAGTTATTTGGTTATGTTAGAGAGTTGATCCGCCTTACCGCACTACTACAAGCATTAGAACCCGCGGTGCTTGAGCTAGCACGATCAGTGGCACATAAACCTAAACAGTTTAGGGCGAGCCGTATAAAAGATATAATGTGCGCAGTGCAGGTGATGCGAAACGACAACATGGACGAGACTGACATCGTGTTCCTAGAAACTTACGCAAACAAACTTAACCGTAGGGGTGAACTACACCGACTTATCAGGGTAGAGCAACGGCGTTTAGGGGACAAACAAATAAGAACTAGGCATATACGAAACGTAGCTAATGGAGGTGCCAATGCCGTACAAAAACAAACCACGTCCTTACAAGAAAGAGTACGCGCAGCAGAAGAAGCGCGGCGAACACACAGATCGTATGGAACGGCAACGTGCACGGCGTAAGGTGGACAAGACTGGCGTCGATAAGAACAAGAACGGCAAAGCCGACAAGCGCGAGGGTAAGGATATCGCGCATAAGAAACCATTGTCTCGCGGTGGGACAAACAAAGATGGCTACAAGATACAGAGCCGCAAGAAAAACCGTGCAGCAGGTGGTGCCTTGAGCAGAGGCAAAAAACGTTAGTGCCGCACTAACAACGGAGATAACATGAAAATATTACGTGATAAGGCGTTACTGTTGAAGTTACGCAATCCAAAACGTGTCACTGAAACCATACCGAAGAGTAAGGAAGTAGGCACAAACGAGGTCGCTGTTAACTGGGGAGTTGACGAGGTACACACCCTGCGAAGTCTAGGGGTCAAGGCACCGTCACCCATTACCAAACGATATCAGTGGTCGGGTCGGTTCAAGCCTATGGACCACCAACGTACAACCGCTGAGTTTCTGACACTGCACCGCAAATCATTCTGCTTCAACGAGCAGGGTACAGGCAAGACCGCGTCTGCTATCTGGGCTGCTGACTTCTTAATGCAGCAGGGTCACATCCGCAGAGCGTTAGTTATCTGCCCCCTATCTATTATGGATTCGGCGTGGCGAGCAGACTTGTTTGACGTTGCCATGCACCGCACAGTGGACGTGGCACACGGAGCCAAAGAGAAGCGCAAGAAGATTATCAATTCTGGTGCAGAGTTCGTTGTGATTAACTACGATGGTGTAGAGATCGTCGAAGAGGACATTCGTAACGGCGGCTTTGATCTGATTATCGTAGACGAAGCTACCCATTATAAGAATGCGCAGAGTAAACGGTGGAAGTGTCTGAACAGACTGGTCACCGATGACACTTGGCTGTGGATGATGACAGGTACACCCGCTGCGCAGTCACCTCTGGACGCGTACGGTCTAGCTAAACTTGTTAACCCGACATCAGTACCACGGTTCTTTGGCTCGTTCAGAGATCAAGTGATGTTGAAGATATCGCAGTTCAAGTGGATACCGAAGCCAACAGCAACCGAGACGGTATACAACGCATTACAACCCGCGATTCGTTTTACCAAGGAGCAGTGCCTAGACTTGCCCGAGATGACGTATGTCAAACGCGCTATCGAACTATCGCGGCAGCAGAAGAAATATTATAAAGAGTTGAAGAACCGTCTGGTCATGGAAGCAGCAGGCGAAGAGGTAACCGCTACGAACGCAGCTATTGCCATGAACAAGCTACTGCAAATCAGTGCAGGGGCTGTATATACAGACGATGGGTCTACGTTGGAGTTCGACATCAAGAACCGATACAACGTACTCAAAGAAGTTATAGACGAGAGCAGTCAAAAGGTTCTGATCTTTGTACCGTTCAAGCACACTATCGACGTGTTAGTAGAGAAGCTACGCGCTGACAGTTATACCGCCGAAGTGATTCGCGGGGACGTGCCTGCGGCGAAGCGCACCGAGATATTCAAACGGTTCCAAGATACGCCTGACCCCAAGATATTGGTGATACAGCCTCAGTCGGCAGCACATGGTGTGACTTTAACCGCAGCAAATACTGTTGTATGGTGGGGTCCGACTTCCTCACTGGAGACGTACGCACAGGCAAACGCGCGTGTGCATCGCTCTGGACAACGCCACCCATGTACAGTGATCCAACTACAAGGTTCTGCTGTCGAAAAACACGTATACTCACTACTTGATAACAGAATAGACGTACACTCAAAAATTATCGATCTCTACAAAGAGATACTTGACTAAGTCATCTGATGATAGTAGAAGTTAAGTCTCAGCAAAGGAGAATGTTATGAGCAATGAAAACATCCCTGTAGAAAAGCTGACGCGCACATACATAAAAATAAGAGACAAACGTGCGGAGTTGTCGGCGAAGTTCAAAGAGGAAGATGACCTCCTCAAAGGACAACAGGATAAGATTAAGAATGCGTTACTTGAACACTGCAAGGAGCATAACGTCGAAAGTGTTCGCACATCGGAAGGTTTGTTCTACCGTAGTCTCAAGAAGCGGTTTTGGACTAGCGATTGGGAGTCCATGCATAAGTTTATCTTGGAACATGAAGTACCAGAGTTCTTAGACAAACGTCTTAATCAGTCAAACGTAAAGCAGTTCCTAGAAGAGAACCCTGACTTGTTACCACCGGGGTTGAACGTGGATGCTGAATACGCAATTTCAGTGAGGAAGAAATGACTAAAGAAACAAGTCCGTTTGTAACTATTGAGAACTTGGCACAGTACTTTCATGTGTCAGTATCTACCATCCGTGTGTGGGTGCGGCAGGGGCATATCCCCGAAGATACCTACATCGGGTTGGGTAACACCTATCGGTTCAACCGAGACAAGGTGGCAGAAGCACTTACTAAAACACAAAAAGACGAGAGTGCTTCAGAAGCAGTTACTGTGACTGCCGCAGGAACTGTAGGGTCGGTAATGGTATCGACAGAACTAGAAGATGGTCAGTTAGAATTTGATTTCGACGCTGACGAAGATGTGTAAGGAGAACACAATATGAGTGAACTTGAACTATTTAAGGGGAACAGCCTCGTAAACAGCGACCTGTTCAAATCTCTGCAAAACACGGCTAACAACCTTGCAGGGGGTAGTGGTGGCGGTGGCGGTATGCGCCGTATCAGTCTGCGTGGCGGACGTTTCCGTGAGTTGGTTAACGGTGAACAAGTTAATGTAAACAACAGCGGCTCACTTAACGTAGTAATCTTGGACGCAGCTAAGATTTCACGTGCGTATTATGCAGGTACATACGATCCTGAGAACCCATCGGGGCCGACTTGTTGGTCTGCTGATACACAACGCCCTTCACCAGATGTGCCAGACGGACAACGCCAAGCGTCTGCATGTAAGGACTGCCCCATGAACGTACGTGGTTCTGGGCAGGGTGAGACACGCGCATGTCGCTACTCACAACGTATCGCCGTGGCGCTAGAGGGACAGTATGATAAAGTATATCAACTTAACCTAGCAGCTATGTCCGTGTTTGGTAAGCCAGTAGACGGTAAGATGCCAATGCAGGCGTATGCTAACTACTTACAGGCACACAACGCGCCACCATCCGCGGTGGTGACAGAGATGTACTTTGACGACAACAGCGATGTCCCGAAGCTATATTTCAAGGCAGCGCGTCCTTTGGAAGAGGATGAACTGCAGAAGGTGATTGAACTGCGTGAACACGAGGATGTAGAACGCGCGATCACATTCACGGTGTCGCAAGCAGATGGTGTACAAGAAAAGCCATCAGCACCAAAGAAGTCTAATAACGTGTTAGAGAAGAAGGCAACGTCCGAAGTAGCGGACGATGCACCTGTGGAAGAACCAAAAAATCGTGGTAAGAAAAAAGAGGAAGCAGCCTCTAATGAAGACCTTAGCGATCTAGTTGACGCTTGGGACGACGAATAATTTGGTAGCCGTGACTGTAACAGGTCACGGCATTTCTTTCATGGGCAAGAGCAATGCAAACAAAAACATTTCTGCAAAGCGTAGTGCCCCACGAAGGATGGTACTGTGTCTTTGCTTCCAACAAGGCAGGGCAACGTAAACAAAAGTTTTATGACTCCCTCAACCACGTGCTTGACGCATCACGTGACCTAAATGCAAATGGTTATGATGTATACTTTGCACTGGCTACTTTCGGCGAAGCGGGATCGCGCAAGAAAGATGACGCGATAAAACTACGCTCATTTTTTATGGACTTAGACTGTGGGCCGAGCAAAGAGTTCCCCACACAACACGCAGCAATAAAAGAACTACGCAGGTTCTGTAAAGAACTTAGCCTGCCACGACCTATCACAGTTAATTCTGGGGGTGGTGTGCATGTGTACTGGCCCTTGAGCGAGGACGTAACACCAGAAGAGTGGACGCCTGTAGCCGAGCGTCTAAAGTCGTTATGTGTTAAACACAGCTTTCCCGCTGATCCAGCAGTAACGTCAGACGTGGCACGAATCCTACGTGTGCCAGAAACCCACAACTACAAGAGTGACCCACCCAAAGAAGTTATGGTGTTCGGGTTGGAACAAGTGCAGCCAGTAGACTTCGACAAGTTTTCGGAGTTGCTTGGCGGCGGTATGATACC